TTTCACTTACGCTCAGTTTTACAGCGCTCACGCTTTAGGTTTTATGATCTCTATTTCTATTTTATTGATCTTCTCCCCGGCTGTGGTCACATCCAGCTTGTCGCCATATACTCTTGGCAGCAGCTTAGCCAGCAGCCATTTCCGTGTATCCAGTTTCAAACGGGTGCGGGTGATCCACTCAGTGTTTTTCTCTGCCCGCCCTTTATCATTTACCACAGTATCCTGGCTGCCGTCATCCGCTATTTCCAGGATAGAGTCGGCCAGCAGGTGCATCTGCACTACGCGGGCGCAGGTATATTTCTGTAGAAAATCAGGTTTATCTCTTAGCCAGTAGCAAACCGTTCTATAGCCTGGCATGGCTTTATCCTTGCAGATCTTGCTCAGGCTTTCACCCATCATGATACGTTCACATATACTATCTACAAGTGTATCTGTATACAGAGAGGGTCTTCCTCTCGGCAAACTTTTCTTTTCCGAAGTCATATGTTAACTGCTTACTGTTTACTGGTAACTGTGCGGGCTATTTCATAATAGATATCATGCAGCAGTTCTGCTACACAGGCATTGCAGCTCAGATTCTTCGGCTTGGTTTGTCGATAAGCAGACCAGGCAGCATTTAGTGATGAAAGCTTCTGGTAAATACCATTGGGCGTACTTTGTGTTTCATGAAAATGGTTAACCAGGTCGAGGTGAGGTTCTATAGCGGCGTAGAATTGTTCGTAGGTCATGCTTGTAAGGCTTTACTGATGAGAATGGAAAGAATGGAACAAATAGATGCAAACAGCAGGCTAATGAACATATACTTTATGCCTACAGGTACGCTAAGAAGTGCATAGCACAAGCCGGTCCAGAATCCCAGGCACATAGGGCAATCAAAGGGCTTCAACCGCTGTCCTGATGCTTCAGTTCTGAACAGCTTCCATTTAATGGCATCAATTACACCACTCGCCTCACTGAAAAGCACAGCAAAACAGGCGACACCAATAATGCCAAATGCAGTATTATACATCATGCTATGCCTCCTTTAAATACCATGGTCCAGTGCGTAGGTAATGCCCAGTTGTGCATCAGTGTCAATCCATATGGCTTAAGGAAATTGATCCATTCTGCTTTGGATTTGATGTTTACATGCCCCCATTCTGCATCAGTAGGAGAGGAGTGAGGTGTTGAAGAAAAGACAAACCATTTGCAATTTGCTGCAATCTGGCTAACAATATTCTCCAGCTCTTCATCGGTCATGTGCTCAAACACTTCTATGCTGGTGATTACATCCACCGGCTGTTCTATCTGGTAGGTTTTCAGATCAGCCAGGATAATATGCTCTTCATTCTTTTTTTGGAAATGGCGGTTCCTGTCCACTCCTTTTGCGTTAACCCCACGCTCCAATAGTGAAGAGACAAATACACCTGGTCCGCAGCCAAGTTCCAGGACTGTTTTAGGATTGAGATGTTTTACCAGATGATCAGCAGTATGCTCAAAGAGCTTATGGTAATTAGTGTCGTTCAGATAAGTGCTTGCATAGGTTTCATACACAAGCTTCTGCGAAGGCTGTTTATTTACAACAGGCATAGGTAAATAGATAATTAGTTTATGATCAGAAAGGCTGGCCAGGAGGTCAGCATAACAGCCAATTGTTAATTGTTGACTGTTAATTGTTCATTGTAAAAGATAGCGGTACAGTTGTATCCGTGCATCATTAACAGTGTCAATATGATACTTTACTTTCACCGTTTCGTATAATGCGTCAGACAAATCCTGTACCATTTCAGGGGATTTTACGCACCTCCTCATAGCTTCATACCAACCGGTTAGTATGTTGGAACTTTTCACCATGAGGCAATTTTTTTTATGTACTCCATCTACCTGGTAAGGAAGCACATCGGAGCAGATAAATGTCTTTTTCATAAAGCCTGCTTCTATCAGCTTCAGTTGAGATTTGCATCGGTTAAAAGTATCATTTATCAGCGGTGCTATGGCTACATCTATCTCATTATATCCTGTAGCATAGCTATACACATTGGTGCCATGCCAGCGTTTGTATGAAGTATCCTGGCACTGGTAATAGTTGCTGAAGATCTTCTCATAATCCAGGTACACGCTTTTAGGCGGTGTGATGTTGTATCCAAAAAGATTGAACTGATACCTGTTCCTGATAGAGTCATCAGTATGCAGCAGGTGAAAGCTATGCTTCAAGGGTTTTACGTCCTGCCAGTGACATGCGCCGCCCATCCATCCAAACCGCACGGTTTCTTTGGCATTAGTTTTAGGCTCTACTTTAAATTGTGGTTGAGAAGGGTCAATAGCATTATGCAGCACAGTTACGTTCGTATTCAGTCCTTTCACTTTATCCGCCAGGTATTCTGTTGAGGTAGTTACATGGTCAGCATTAATCAGACTGTAGATCTGGGCCATACCTACGCCATGAGCTTTATACTGCGGATAGAGAATATGATAGTCCGGCAGGTTCCAGTAGTCATCTATATCAAGCATTATCTTTATCCCCAGTTTCTTCAGCCGCCTGGCAGTCTTTTCAGCATTCCCTGTATAACTGAGGCAACGGCTGAACTGTATCAAGTCAAACTGTTTCAGAAAGCTGTCGCTCTTGCTCTCTATCTCATAGCATTGCGATATCTCCAGTTCATCCTTATGGCTGGCATACAAGTGATAATGCGGAATCAGTTGCCGGTGATATTCCACACCACCGACACTGGGGTTCACTACCAGAAGCATTTTATAGATAGTCATCTATTCTCACTTTTTTGGTTATCTTATTTCGTACTTTCATTACAGTGAGCCCTATAGTGCGGTAAGGTATATCCGTCTTGGCTGCCAGCTTGCGCACGCTGCCTTCTCTCAGGTAGCTTCTGAATAGCTCCTGCTCATACCAGCTCAGTTGTTTCAGTTCTGCCGTTACATCATCATACAATCTGTCCAGTTCAGGATTATAAGAAGCGTAAGGCTCCGTCCAACCTGTTCTCTTTCCGCCATCAGCCAGGTCATAGCTTAGCTCTGCATTATGCTGGTGATGACGGTACTTGGCATGGAACCCACTCCTGTTGCTGCGGTACATATTGTTCAGGCAGCCTACAATGAACCAGTTCAGCTCACCCCGGTCGTATATGCCTTCCAGTTTAGCTGCATCATATTCCAGCAGCAGCAGTATCAGTTCCTGGTACAGGTCTTCATACAATGGATTACCATCTGCTATGCGTTTGCAGATGCGTTTGTACTCTTTATTGGAGCACACTTTGTTAATGATCTCATCTTTGGATATCATGATTTTAGTTTTTTAGATTTTGAGGAGTAATTTATTGGTCAATTTCATTTTGCAACCTCTGGGTTAGCGGATACAGCTTTTCATTTCTAAGCCGTCGCATAGTCAATCTGTAAGCCTTAGGAAAAGCCATAAGGAGGTACAATGCAAGACTTTGGGAATAGACGCCAACCGGAAACAGGTACTTTCTTATATGCGGCTTAAGGAAGCGGTTTACCAGAGGGGTTACGAAATAGCTGAAAGCCAGGTAGGCAATGCTAAGGCTTACGGGAGTTATCATCATAGGTTTAATTTTTTAAAATGGTCTTTCTCTATTGGCTGTCTGTTGCTCTTTCAGTGTTTTCGCCCGTGCTATTTTGGGATTATTACCCAGGTAGAATTGTGAGAGGAATTTTACCATGTGGAATAGGTCCCCGCCATACACTATAAGCTCCTTTTTATACTCGGCATCCAGTGTGGCGTAGAACAGGCCTTGCCTGAACCACAGGGTAAGGTGCTCAAAAAGCATAAAGCTCTCTTCGTACCTGCAGTCTACCATTTGTATATAAGCATTACTGAGCCATTCATCTGCTGACAACTGTGCTTTGAGATGATAAAGGGGGTGTACTTCCTCGGCCACTTGCTCTTGTACATCTATGAGTTCTGGATTATTAACTGGTGTAGTCATATTTATAAACTGTTTATGAGTTGTATATGAATAGCAACAGTACAAATATGAGTATTATTCATA